GTCATAGCAGAAAGTCATGCCATCGTTAATGGTCAGGCAGTAGACCACATGACCGCGAGACTCCCACTGGTAGCTGTGGCAGTTGGTCAGATCGGCAGACTTGGAAAACTCTGACTCGATCGCAGGCGTGCTGATAGCTTCAGCCTGATAGCCGTTAGCCATGTAGACGCGACCGTCATTGCCAAGCCAGAACGGAACGCCGTTGACCACCTGAATGCTGTTGTTAGCCATACAGCCACGCTGAATAACTGCGCCGTTATTACGCTCGAACTGCTGTCCTGCGTTATAGAAGATCTCGATGGTTGACTGGTTGAAGACCCAGATCTCGCGTGTGGTGACCGCCAGACCGACCAGAATGTCGGGTGACGCTTCAGAAGAATAGGTATCAAAGGTGCTGAACGATAGCGCATCGCCAACATCGGATGTGAACCAGAATGTGCCATCTGGTCGCAGACCGATCATATACTGGTCGAGAAAGCCACAGGCGATCGATCCTGCAAAGTCTGGGATCTGCGTCAGCGTGTTGTTAGTCGTATTATAGACATAGCCATTTTGACCACTGTAGATGCTGATGTCATAGCCAGTGCCGTTTTGCATATAGTTCATGTAGCAACGACCAGAGCCGAAGACCGACAGCTTCGTGCCAGTCGCAGGGTACATGGTTGCGCTACCAACGCCAAAGCCGACTTTGAACAGTGCGCCGTCAACGACCAGATACAGCGTGTTATCGACCACCAGATGCGCCTGAGTCGCGCCAGTATCCCAACTGTTTAGGGTAATCGCCCTGTTAGCAGGAACGGTCTTCAGGATCGCTACATTGCGTGCGCCGTCTGATACCTGTGCGATCTCAGGGATGTAGTTAACTGTGTCCTGATTAGCGAACGGTAGCGTATCGTCAGTGTAGAAACCGCCCAGAACATTAATAGGCTTAAGCATTGGTTAGCCGTTAACTATGGTGAAAGGTAGGAAAGTCTGCGGTAGCTGATCGACATTGTTAAGCACAGGCGCATTCGCGTAGGCATCACGCAACATCGTGTCATAGCATTCTCGCGCAGTCTGCTCATATCCCTGAGTCGGAGTCATCTGGTACTCATCCAGAAGATCCAGACCAAGAATATAAACTAATGCGCGTTTGTGTTTGTCCAAGACATACAGCGTATCGTTAGCAGTTGTGACATCGACCCAACTGATCTGCAAGCCATCTGCTTCCAGACGGTGCATCAGCATATTAAGGATGTCGATACCACGAGTAATGTCATCGCCTTCAATCTCTTGGTTACTGTCACGAATGCCAGTACGGTAGAAAGATGCTTTGATAAGATCGCCAACAGTGTTCATATAGTCTCTCAAAAAAGATAGGCGGTATTTCTACCGCCCATCTTAGGGTTACACACTAAGCTAAAACAAGCCTTAGTTAGCCAAAATACGGCAAGCCAGTTCTGGTCGGATGGTTTTATAGCCATACAACACATCGAGACGACACGGGAAGGCATCGTTGTTGATATCGTACTGGCGAACAACACGCATCGAGATACCGTCATACACCTCGCGAGCAGAGAAGTCCACGCCTTTCGGCATGACCAAGTCGGCGGTCGCAAAGGTAAAGGCATCTTTCTGGAAGGCGAGCGACTGGGTGACATCGGCACTGGCACTAGCGTAGATGCTGATTGCAGCATTGTCGGCAGGCACAGCGTTAACAGTCTGGTAAGCACCAGAAGCAGTGATGGCAGGATAGATGGCAACAGTACCGCCACCGCCAGTGTAGTTCGCAGTGACAACGAACTGTTGCAGAACGCCAGTGGACAGACGCGACTCAGGATGGACAGCGAACACATTGGCAATGGTGAACACAGTGCCTTTCGGCAGTGCGCCAGTACCAGTGTCAACGATCAGCGAAGAACCCGACTGCGAAGCACCGTTGACCAGATAGCCAGTGCCTGCGCCAAACGAGAAGTTCGGAAGCAGGGTGTTTTCGTAAATCGCACTGTAGCCTGCGGTCTTGCCGACCATGCCTTCTTTATACTGTTGGGCAATGGTGGCACTGTCTTGGAACAGACCTTTCAGGGAGTCAACAAGATCCACATTGTCCTGAGTGTTCAGGATCAGGGTGCGGTCGTTAGACGGGGCAAGGTTGTCTGCAAGTTTCTTACGGGCTTCCAGAACATTCTTGAAGGTAATCGCAGATCCGTTAGCACCGACAGCATACGGCACATCTTTGACCATGTTGAAGGCATCAGATTCAATCGAAGCCGACAGTTGAGCCATAGCAGGCTCAAGGATGCGCTTGCTGAAATCGTCAAGCGACAGAGTCAGTTCGTTAGAAGTGAAGTTGAGATCCACGCCCTTCTGCGTAGCAACTTGCAGAGTGGTCGAAGTTTCAACGGTGTCTTGAGCCGACAGGGTAGCACCGTCACGAACAGTGTATTTGTTCGGCAGACGGATGCGCAGGCTATCACCGATCTTTGCGCCCGATTGGGCAAAAGACGAGTCATAGGCACGATTCATCGAGCCAACGAAGTTCAGCTTCTGATGCAGAATGCGCAGAGCTTCTTTGGTGATGATGGAACTAGTGAGAATAGTGTTATTAGGCATTGCTTAATTTCCTTACAAATTGATTGTTAGCGTTTAGAGAGTTGTTTTTGTCGCCACGCCATGAATTCATCAGTAGACATCTTGTCAGGGCTTTTGTTCATAACAGAACCACGACTCGACACACTTGGAACTGGTGACGGTGCATTTGATACCTTAGACGGCTTGAGTCCTTCGGAAGACTGAGCCTGAGAAATCTTTTCGCTGATCTCGCCAATCGCCAGAAATTGATCTCGCGGTGGCATATTCGCCACACGATACGCGATGTCCTTATATGTAGCCAAGAAGTATGCGACCTTAGCACCGTTTTCATCTGAGCGTATGGCAGAAGCCATCGTATCGGTGATAGGCACATCGTTTGCGTACACTTTCTGCTGATAGTCGGGAAACTCCGACATAACCTCATACTCGCGCATCTTAAACTCATTAACTGTCTGCGCCGTAGACTGCTGTTGTTGGTACTCAGCCTGCTGTGCCATTGACTGCGCCAGAGTGGTTTGTACCTTGTAGTCTGCCAGTGCTTCCAGATACGCTTCTTGATCATAATCGAACTGCTCTAGCGTAGGCTTGTGCATCTGTGGCACTGATTGTTGCTGTGCCTTTTGTTGCGCCTGCAAACGCCAGAAGTCGCGCTCTCTTTCTGCTTCACGCCGAGCCTTCGTGATTTCATCAATGCGCTTTTGTACCTTCGATCGCTTTGCGGTTTCCGAATCATCCGCATCATCGTCTTGGTCTTCAGCGAGTCCTTCTTCGGCAATTTCCGATTCTGCCTGTTCTGCTACTTCCTCAGTAGCTTCGGAGTCTAGCGTTTCTTCAAACGAGTTTTCATCAATTTGCATAGGTTAATCCTAAGATTTTTGCCCAGTGAAACCCACTGGTAGGCATATACAACTTATGGCACACACTGACAGTCGTCAATATATGCCGATTGCTACATATTACTTCTTGGGCTTATACGCACTGCCCATGAGCAGATCGTGTGCCTTTTTTAGCGCATCCTTGCCACAGAACTTGATGGTTACCTTGTCCTGCTCATAGCCTTCGTCTTCGGATTCTTCGCCTTCAGCGTAGTCTTCTTCCTCGTACTCGCCTTCTTCCATCTTCTTCTTGCCCATACCGCCCTTGCCCATCATGAGCATCTTGGCGACCATGTCTTCGATCATCTTCATATCTTTCATTGTTGTTCCTTAGTAATTAAAACGCCGTAATGCATCGAGTCGCAATAACTCATCTGCTTCTTCTTTAGTCAAGCCTTGACCAGATGTTGCCTTCTTCCACAGTTGCGAGAACCGTATTGCTTCTTCAGCATCACGCAGTTTTATAGTCCTTTGTTCAAAATCAATGTTTTTCTTTAACAATCGATTTGTCAAAGATACTGGATTGATGTTTGGATTTGTTTGCATTAACTCTTGTGTGCCTGTTCGATACATTAAAGATCGCGGTACATTTTCACCGTATAGGTTTGCTGTCATGTCTGTAGGCGTGTGCCACGGATACTCAAACTGGTAATCTGGCGACAGATTGGCAACATCCATTCCCTCTCCAGTTGGCTTTAAGATTAACTGTGCTGTTTGACCAAATTGCGTGCGCTTAACTGGATCAGCGAGCATTGCGTTTGTATAACTAAAATAATGTGGAACGCCAATGCCACGGCTTGTGTCGCTTGCGCTTAGTGTATCGGCAAATACCTTTCTAAACTTTCTGTTTTCACCAAAAAGTTCAGTTAAAGCATCAAGACCACCGCCTTTTTTCAATGTGTCTCTAAAAAGTTGCAACTGATCAGGCGATATGCCTTTATCGCCAGAATACTTCTTACCTTGTTGCTTATACTTCTCAAGTAACTTTGTTTTATCCCAATTGCTTGTATATGATCTCTCAATCAGTCTTTGTATGAATTGCTTTTCCTGCTCTTTATTCAAAGACTTCTTGAGCATATTAACAACAGCGTCTGATGGATAAGTAGGAAAATCCATTCCACGCGCATCAATTTTACCAACTGCTACATCAATTTGATTTTCTGGTTGTAAATTGTATAAGTTTGATGGCGCATATGATCCGTCTGCGCGAACATCCAACTTAATTGGTCTGCCTGTTTCTTCGCCTTGCAAAATAATGGATGTATATGGAGTTTTTGGTCTTGCGCTTTCTGCGTTACCCCATCCATCCCAATCATTTGCATAGCCAACGCCAGTCGGTACTTGCACCACCTTGCCACTGGAATCTGTATACCTTACTGGTGCGCTTGTATCAGTAACTCCTAGCCCAGACTCTAGACCAATGGCTTTACGCAGTTCTTCAGCATTACCTAGTGGCATCGTGCTGTTGGTCTGTATATTTGCCTGATCGACCTGATCCATGAACTTGCGAAATGCCGTTATTGCAGACGGCGAACTTCCAGACATTTGCATTGCGGTTTGGTATGCAAGTATGTCTTTGCTTGATACTCCAAGATTAGTCATTGGTACAGATATGCCAAGTTTGTTATATTCTTTTTGCATTCTTATTGCATTGGCAACTCTTTCTACCTGATCTTTTGGCAGTAGCTTTTCAACAGATGCATTCTGCGCTTGAACAGCAGGCGTAGTGCCACGAACCTCTGCCAGTGGGCTTACTGAACTTACAGGCACACGACTAGGCTTGGCAGTCACAGGAGACAACACACCGCGCAACGGCTTGGCATCCTTAGCAACGGTACGCGCTACCTTCGCACCTGTTAGTGCTTCCTCGACAGCGTCAATGACTGGCTTGCGGATCTTGCTCATTTCTTTGCCTTCTTATCTTTGGTGAGCCTTTCATCTTTCGGCACTGCAATGACGGGAAGTGCTACACCTGCCATAATGTTTTTAGAGTCTCGATTCATCGGATCGAACATTGCAAACCGTGACCGTATGTCCTTTGGATCGAACACCAATCGTTCATCGCCCATATCGATGCCTGAGAATCCTTGTGTGCGTAGGATCTCTTGCGTCTTTGCTTTCCAGTCAGAAACAGAGACAGGCGCACCAGTACCTGACAGACTTTGTCGTGCCAGTTCGGATGCGATTGAGTGTTGTTCCCTATTTGCGTACTTGCCGAATGTCTTCAATGGCATGATTCTGGCATTTTGCACATAACTTCTTGGTGGACTCCAGTTACCGACATACTTCTCGGTGTATTCAGGCTTTGGGCTAACATAAGCGCCTGCGCCTAGCTTGCCCTTGTCAGATGGAATGAACTCACTGAAGTCTTTTTTGTCTGTCGCGTGATACATATCCTGACCGCCCATCGCCATTGCTCGTTCTTCTGGCGTATTATCAAGACGGAGTCCAAGACCACCCTCACTGACAGGCTTGGATGCATTCATCTGGGCTATGCGTAATGCTTTAGGATCGACCATGTTACTGCGTGTGCCTGCGACCATCTCGTCTGCAATGCCCTGCCACAGCTTCGGATCGGTAACGGCATCGATGCCTGCTTTTACGCGCCCTGCAACTGGAACAAGTGCCAGTGGATCGGCAACAAGCTCTGCGCCCTTAGCCACAGTCGGATCTACGATGTCTTTTGTGCCAAATACTCTAGGCACTGCATCGCCAATCATGTTGCGGAATCGCCCATCCTGACTATCAGGCTTGCTACCTAATCGACCAGTTGCGCCCCAATATCCCAGACTGTTCAGCGCATCAAGGTATGTGCCAGTATTCTTGCCAAGTTCCTTGATATAAGTATCAGCGACATCGCCCATGTAGAAGTCTTCAGGATTCATCACGCTACCCTGAGTTCCTGCCTTGCCAGTCATTGCCTGATTAACGCCGTACTGAATAGTTTTATCAACGCCTTTGTACGCATCGACAGCCATCTGCGGAATACTGCTTGCAATCTGGTATGGCAACGACTCGCGCACACTGTCCATCATGGTCTTGGGCTTTCTGGCATCAATTCTTTGCTGTTTGCGGTCTTCTTGCGCCCTGTAGCGTGACGCTTCAGCGATCGAGTTCATCTCGGTAGCTAGGCTATTGATGCGCGACTCAGTGTCTTGCAACTGCTGAACGATCGCATTGTATGCGCCCTGATTACTGCGCGTCTGGTTAGCTTCAAGGCGAGTAGCCAGATAGTCTGCTCTGCGCTCAAGCGCATCGAACTGGCGTTTCAGCGTATCGTATTTATTCTTTCGGGCAACAGGATCTTGGCTTAGTTCAGCCAGAACTCTTTGACCTGAGCCTGTGATCTTTGCCATGTGTGTCCTTAGCTAAACATATTAGCCATGCGCTGACGCATCTCTGCTTCAAACGCCAGATCTTCTGCCTTCTTGCCAAACGCCTTATCAGCACCAGTCAGCCATCCTGCGCCCTGAACATAGTTGCCACCGACAGTGCCTGCCTTGTTCATGTCAAAGTAGCCTTTGTTGGCAGTCATCGGATCGACATAGCTTGGTGCGTTACGGCTTTGGTATGCGCTCTGGTTAGCACCGAAGATGAAGTCCAGATCAGACGGCATCGGCATTTTCTTGGGCGTGATGCGCTGTTGTGGTGGCGCAGTGACAGTCACACTGTCCATGACTTGCGGTTGCGCTTGCTGTTGTGCTTGTTGTTCTTGTGGCATTTGCAAGCCAGAGCCAGTTGGTGGCGTGAACACATTGGTAAAGTCCTGCACCGATGTCTCGCCAGTCTTCTGGATAGGCGGTCGATAGAAGTCAGGGGTTTGTCGCTGAGTCTGGAACATATTGCTGACTTGCTGATCCATCATTGGCATCTGCAAGCCTGAGTCGGTTGGCACGCTGAATGTGTTGGCAAAATCAAATACAGATGTTTCGCCAGTCTTTTGAAATGGGTTAGGTTGACCGCCTGCTTTGTATCCACCGAACAGAGTCTT